GTATGGACCCCAAGAAGGTGTTGAGATTATCTCCACTATCAAGGATTCATTTGATGATTTAGCAACGTTTGCTGGTGTAGAGTTACCTGATTGTGTCGGAAGACATATAGAAGGTGTTGCAGCTCTATTATTAGCATTGCAAGATTGTACAACTTACCAATCGTTTATTTCCACTATGTTTTTGTATGTACGCGATTTTACAGACAAATCTATCACTTCGGTGATTATAGGTTATGTTCAAGAGATCATTACAGAACAGGAAATGACAAAACAAGGAACCAATGATCCCACGTGGCTAACCATGTTACGTGATCTTCAAACTAATTGGAGTTTGGTGGAAGGAAATAAAGCTTTTAAACAATTTTCAAAATTGTTGGGCATTATCGTAACCTTAGGGTTATGTGATGCTTCAAGCTTGCAATTTTCTATTCACGGATTCAAAATGTTTGATGAAAAATTGTTGGATAAACATATTACCGCATTTGATTTAGCTGATGCCATTTTTGGTACAGTTACGTATTTTGCAGAAGGTATGTACTTATGTTTTCAAACAGGTTCTATTAAACCTTTATTACTTAACGATTTTGCTGTATTGGAACTTGACGAAGAATACACTAGGATGGTATCCTGGTGGAATCTTGTTAAGAATGGTAATTTGGAAAGAATTGAAGGTGTATCCGATGCTGAATTTAATAGCCGATTAGACAGACTCATTTTACAACTGAAGAATGTCATGGCCAGTACAACAGGTCTCGATAAGAAACTTGTAACTGATAAAGTTACTAAATGCATGGGTATTAAACAAGAACTCGTTACCCTTAAAATTAGCTCTGGCACACGTCGCTCACCATTTGCTGTTGAGTTGTTTGGTGCTAGTAGTCAAGGAAAGACTACATTTGGAGATCAGTTGATTGATGCTTTGATGACATCAGCTGATTTACCAGTGAGCAAGGAATATAGGGTAGCCCTTAACCCCGGAGATAAATTTTTCTCTAACTGGACGAGTGATAAACTCGTAGCAATATTGGACGACATGGCTAATGAAAAATCAGATTTCGTCGAGAAACCTCCTACAAGAGCAATTATCGATATTTGTAATAATCAGATGTATTATGCCCCTAAAGCTGAACTTGAAGCTAAAGGAAAATGTTTTGTTGAGCCTGAGGTTGTATTGGTTACAACTAATAAGAAGGACTTAGATGCAGGAATGTATTCTAATTGTCCCTATTCTATTCAAAGGCGAATGGACTTGATCATGACAGTAAAATGTAAACGAGAATTCCAGAGACTTGACAATGCAGGTAACCCCTGCGGAGTTGATTCTAGGAAAGTCAGAGAATTTTAT